TGCAGGAACATTACCGACAACTGCTTGTGTAGCAGCCTGTAATCCTAAACTACTAGATTGTTGTATTGATTTTCCTAGTTTTAAAACTTCTTGTTCCACATTCATAGGTGTATTTGCCACCTCTTGTGTAGTTGCCTGTTCTATTCCTGCTTTTTTAAGACTCGGTAATGCCATTGTTAATCTTTGTTTTTAATCTTCGTTGCCTTGCCGTTTACATATATTGCAAACCACCCAGCGCCTGCCCCTACTACAACTGATACAAGACCTGCTTGTGCATTGTTAGGTGCCTCTAGTGCCATAAACCAAGTTATAACTTCCATAAATGCCCAACCATAGGCAACCATCATAAGTCTTGGTACCATTCTATAATTTGAAATTAATTCTGGTATTTCAATCTCTATGAAATGCCATAGTTGTTTAACGGCATATTTAAAACCTGCCCAACCACTATTTAATAAGTTGTTAAAATTCCACATAAATTATCCTTTACTTTGTTGTTCTCTTTTTTTTCTCTCGTTTTCTTCTTTTATATATCGTATCAATAATGATACATATACATCTCTTTCCCACGGTAACATAGCCTCAATCTCGGTTAGCGAATACTTATGATGGTGCATAAGTGCAAAGTTAATTTCAAAAAACGCCTCTAGGCTGTTGTGGGAGAGGCCAATCCGAAAAAATCTTGTAACCCGCTGAAGGTGACTGTACTCTCAACTCCTGTCTTCGGGTTCTTCACTTTTGTTACGTGTCTTAACTTCGGCATACTATCAAAGAATTTTCTTATTTTAGAAAACTGATCTTGTGATAAATTTTCAAAAAACTCTTTCAATTCTTCTTGTGTTGATTCACTTATAGGGTAATTCTTTTCACCCTCGTAAATGTAATCAACGCAACCTATAATTAATTTTATAATATCTTCATATTTAAGTGCCTTAATACCTTGTGTATCATATAACACTTTCATATTAGGATATTTTAACATCACACCTAATTTTCTTTTCTCATCTAATATAACATCATTTGTATGTGCGTCATCAACTTGCACCTCAACTTTTGATATATCAACTTCTATGTCGCCATAGGTTTCGCTATCATCTGGACAAATAATCTTAAATTTAGCAACTTCTCCTACTGACTTTGCCCTTACTTGTAGGAAAATATATTCTACATCAAATGTAGGTAATGTTTCTACATCTATCTTATTAAATGTTACAGCAGTCAAAATATCTTTTGTTGCTGATTGCATTTGGTTTTCATCACCTGATTCAAGTGCCATATATAAAACTTTTTCTTCTTTTACTAGAAAAGGTCTATATTGAACCTTCATATCTGTTGATGGTAAAGTCAACTCAAATCTAGGTGTTTCAACTATTGGTAACGCCATTATAACTCCTTATTATATTTAAATATTTAGTGGTGGTATTTTAAATGGTGGGAATACTCTTCCGCCAGTTACTCTACCTAGAGGTACTCGTCTTCTTAAATCGTTGAGTACATCTCTACCTGCCCTTCTCAATTCAGGTGGCAGTTTATTTATTAAACTACCAAAAATTCCTCTATTGTTCTTAATCTCAGGTATCCTACCAGCAGGACTACCTAATTCTATATTACCTTGTTTATCTATAAAGTAATTAATCCAGTATCTAAATGAAAAATCTACATCTATTGTTTGTATATTATTAGCATCGTGGGAATAATCTATTGCACCTATCTTACTAGGAAAACAATCTATCAATTGTACACCATAAGTTATATCGTCCCGTTCTTGTCTGCTAGCAAATTGACCTAATTGAAATATGTTTAGGTTAGCAACATAGTTATCATAATAGTTTGTATTAAATGTAGATGATGTTGACATAGCAGACTTTTGCCATAATTCAAAATATGATCTTTCTCTCATAAATTTATCAGCATAAAATGTTGCTGATATGCCAGATGATTTCATATCATATACAAAATTTCTAGCAGGTGCATTGCCGTGTCTAATTTCTTTTGTTGTCATTTCTCTTTCAGGCATACTAATTGCTGAACAAAATGCTCTTACTCGTCTACCATTTGCTTGTTGTACGGAAAGTAAATCTCCTTGTGTAGGAAATGCTTGTTTCTCTACTGCAGCCATTGATGTGTCTTCAAAACCTTCTGAAAATAAAGCACCATCTGATATACCTTTAGGTAAATTAAATTCAGCATAAAATCTTGCCTTTCTAGCAAAACCCTCTGCCTCATTTACATATGATTGAAAACGACCTATTGTAGTTTCAGGATTACTACCCATTCTTCGTTGTAATCTACTGTCGCCTGCTACATCATCTAGCGATCTATCTCGTGGTATACCGATACGAATATCATAACCACCAATTCTTTTTCCGCCTCTTAATATTGCCATTAGTATGGACTCCCTTTTTTAAACTGTGCCACTGGTAAATAAACTGATAATGCAGCCTTGTCATAATCAATTCTTAAAAAACTTGATCTCACGTGAGCGTACAAATATTTTTTAATTGTATTCTTAACCAATGGTATATTTTTAACCCTATCATAACTGACATCAAACCTATTTCTAGTTGTTATTTCTGCACCTCTTGTAGAAAACTTTTGTAATCTTTCTAACAAAGTAAATCTAGCACCAGGTCTTAAATAATGAAAGTTAATACCTACAAATCCACCTGGTATTCTATCAATAGGTAACACTAGAGGAAATGTATCATAATATGGTAATGTCTTCTTATATTTAGGGTCATAAAAGAACATATTTAAACGACCTACACTAGGTCTGCCGTTTAATTTACCTTGACTCATTAATCTACGTGCTGATACTCTATCTGCGATAGAAGCAACTGCTTGTTGATACCACCTAGTGCCTTTTCTGACACCTGCGGCTTTATCAACTAATGGATCTAATATACTAGGCATACGCTATATTTATGCTTAAAAAAGGGCACTTTAGTTACCTAAAGCGCCCTTAAAGTATGTACTACCAAGAGAGAGAGTCTTACTCGTCCTCTGCTAATTTACTAAAATATGACATTGTATCGTCATCATCACTAGCAACTGGCGAGTTTGTACTACTTTTTACTGAACCATTTTGTTGAGGCGGGAGGTCTGCAACAGCAACAGTTTCAGTTTTTCTAGCACCCGATAACACCCTATTCAGTTTCTCTTTGAGTTCCTCATAGGTCTTAAAATTATCAGCCGCTAAAAACGGTTTTAAAGCGTGTTGACTTGACCAAGTTGTTTTGATCTCCTCATCATTACCAGCAAGTGCTGATACGCTTTCAAATTCAGATTTGTCGTAGTTCCAATAACCATCAACTTTTCTGATTTTTAATTTGAAGTTTGCACCTTTCCAGAAGTCAAACGGATTGATTGCCGCTTCGTCTTCAAAAGCAGGTTGCATTGCTTCAGTTATCTTATCAAATATCTTTTTACCAAATTTGTATAAGAACACTTTGCCTTCGTTCTCTGGATGTTTAGGATCAGACACCACTAGAATATTTGAGTAGTAAGATAATTTTCTTTTTCTCTTTCTAGCAATTTCTTTATCACTATCAACACCTGTATTCCAAAGTCTTGTGTTTTCTTCACTAACAGGATCTTTTTGATTAAGAGTTGTTAATGAGTTCTCAATATACCAACCACCTGTTCCTTGGAAAGCGTGAGACCATACTCTTTGCCAAGGCAAGTCTTCGCCTTCAACAGCAGGTAAAAATCTAATAACAGCATAACCGTTACCAGTTTTGTCTAACTCTGGTTTCCAAAATCTGTCGTCTTGGTATTTGTTCTTGTTTGATGAATCCTCAGGATTGAGGTTTGTTTCAAGTGCCTTTGTAAGTTTATCAAAATTACTTGATGATGATTTTAATGTTTCAAAATCCATATTCGTATTCTCCTTATATTTTTATATTCGTTGTATTTGTATATTCCTGTTTAATCGGAATGTATTATTATTTAGTATTGTTTTTCTTCCACTTTGCATAATCTTTTGCCCAAGCACTTGCTGATTTAGCAGGACTAGGCAATGATCTTTGTATCATTTTTTCTTTTAACTTCTCACAAGTAGAAGTGATACTATTTAATAATCTGTAAATTAATCCGTCTAACATAATTTCATTATAACACTATTTAAGCATATTGTCAAGCGTGGTATAGTCAATATATTTTATATTCTTCTCTTTTGCCCACGCCTCTGGTATTGTACTAATTGGGTCTGAACCATCGCCTCCGTTTGGATTTACCTTGTAGAAAGTGATGTTTTGATGTTCTTTTACTAGTTCTAACCATTGATTAATCCAGTTCTCACTAGGTGTCTTGTGTGCCTCTTTTAGACCATAATGTTTTGTGTCTTTGTA